TTGCAATTAAAGGCTTAACAGATTTTGCAACGGTTTTTAAGTTTAAAAATATATTGTTTTAATGATTTTTAGAAGTAACATTAGTAACACTAATAAATATAGATAAATACTTGTTTTTATTAGTATAACTAAAAATATAAGTATCTTATTAGTAACAATTATTTATTGCTTTTTGTAACTGCTTAAAATAATCACTTTAATAAAAAATAAATTTACAAGGAGATGTTATAATGTCTACAACATATTTTACAAAGTTTTCCGATGGAGGATTACCAGAAGAATTTATTCCATCATTTCATGCCAATAATTATGGTGGAAAAGATAAACTTACATCTGATGGATATATTGAAATTCCGTTAGAAGAATATAACTACTATATAGGAAATATGAGTAATAAAGAAAATAACTATGCAAGATATAAGAGAGATAGTGAAACAGGTAAACCAGTTATTTATATTCCACCTGAACCTACACAAGAAGAAAAACAATTAGCAGAAGTAAATACTATTGCTAATGATACCAAAATTCAAGCTGAAGAAATAAAAGAAGCTATGGTAATAGCATTATTAAATGATGACATTGATTTACAAGAAGAATTAAAGCAGGAGTATAAAAGCTTAATGACAAATTCTTCTGAACAAATGCAAGGAGTGATTGAAAATGACTAAGCGTTGTAATTTATGTGCAAAAAAATTAAATGAGGAAGGTAGGTGTGTAAATGAAAAATGTCCTAATTATATAAAAGAACAAATTATATCTACAATAGAAGATAATATAAAAGAAGGTGCAGACAATGCGTAAATTATTATTAGCGTTGTGTTGTGCCTTCTTTTTATCTACAGCAACTGTAAATGCTAATCCTATTCATGATATGCAGGATGATATTCCTACAGATAAAGCTTTGCATTTCGCGGCTGGATATATTATTTCAGACCAGCTTCAACGCAATGTAAATTGTAGTGCGTTTGAAGCTTTTTTAATTACAAGCGGTATTGCTTGGGCAAAAGAAAAATTTATTGATGACCATGTAGATAACAACGACGCATACGCTACAATGGCTGGCGGTTTGTTTTATCAAATTAAATTTTAAGAAGGTGATTAAAATGCAGGAGTTTTTGGCGGATATGGTTTCGTTTTGCAAGACGATTATACCAGTCCGATTAGAGATTGAATGGGGAGCGTGTTTCGCTACAGTGGGGACTATATGTAGTCATTTGTTTGGTAGTTGGTCAAACTTGTGGGAAGCTATTTTGCTACTAATGGTGTTAGATTATATAACAGGTCTTTTATCAGCCTGGATAAATCCAAACAAAAAACTTGATAGCAGAAAAGGTTGGCGAGGATTAGCAAAAAAAGCTGTCATCGTCATTATTATTATGGTGGCACATACGGCAGATATTGTTTTCAATCAAGGAACTATCACGCGAGATATCGCCATAATGTTTTACATCGCAAACGAGGGCCTAAGTATATTAGAAAATGCTACAAACTGTGGTGTACCAGTTCCAACTAAATTAAAAAACAACTTAGCTCAATATGCCATGCAAAAAGAAAAGATTAGAAAATAAAAAGAAAGAAGGATTAATAATGATTAGAAATTATGTTAGTGTAAAATTTGTTAAAGCTGAACCATGTAAGGCATGGAAAAAATATGGTGAACATGATGTAGGAGCAGATGGATATAAAATTTATTATCAAAATAAAGACAAATATGTATCTTGGTGCCCTAAAGAAGAATTTGAAAAACAATATTTACAATTAGAGGAAGATAATAAAATTACTCAAAAAGATGTTGATAATTTTATTACTAAAACAGAAGCAATAAAAATGGGTGATAAAACAACTGTGGTACAAGCTACATGTAAAAATGGATTTACTATTATTGATGGCTCCGCATGTGTAGATGCAAAAAATTTTGATATGGAAATCGGTAAACAATGTTGTATGGAACATATCAAAGATAAAATCTGGGGATATTTAGGTTTTTTACTTCAATCTGCTAGAAAAGGATTTAATGATAAATAATGGGAAGTAATTCTATAAAAGTTTTAGGTGCAAGCAATCATGCTAAATCAAAACGTGAAGAAAATGATTTTTATGCAACTGAACCTAAAGCAACTATTTTATTAATGGAAAAAGAAAAATTTAATAATGTTATTTTAGAACCAGCATGTGGACAAGGACATATGAGTGAAGTTTTAAAAAGTTATAATTATAATGTTTTATCAAGTGATTTAATAGATAGAGGGTATGGGATACAAAAAGATTTTTTTGATTATAATAAATGGGCAGGTGATATAATAACTAATCCTCCTTATAAAATAGCTTTACCATTTTTGAAACATGCTTTGAATATTATTAATACTGGTTCAAAGGTAGCATTATTTCTAAGATTATTATTCTTAGAAGGTATAGAACGTGGTAAATTTTTTAAAGAATTTCCACCTAAAAAAGTTTATGTATCTAGTGCAAGATTAAATTGTGCTAAAAATGGAGATTTTAAAACATATAGTAAATCAACAGCAATGGCTTTTGCTTGGTTCGTATGGGAAAAAAATTTCAAGGAAAATACTATTATTGATTGGATTTAGAAAGGTGAAATTATGGAATTAAAAGATACAATAAACTTAATGACAAGTAAAAATTATAAAGAAAGATTATTAGCGGAATATTTTCAAGCGGATATTAGAGCTAATAAACTGCATAAAGTTTTAGAAAAATATAAGCAATGTTCTTTAGATTTTAAGCCTAATTGTAGTTATGAGCTATTAAATAAAAGGCTTATTCATCTTAAAGAATATTTAGGAACTTTAAAAGAAGAAGCAAATATTCTAGGTATTGATTTGGCGGTGATTAATGATGAAAGTAATTGATATTTCTGCTTGGCAAGAATGGATTGATTGGCAGGCAGTAAAAGATGCTGGAATTGAAGGAGTTATTCTAAAAATAGGAGAACATTATAAACTTGATGAAAAGTTTATAGAACATGTAAATAACGCTGTAGCGTATGGATTACGCTATGGCGTTTATTATTATGGACACGCTTCATCTATTAATGAAGCTGTAGCGGAAGCTAATTGGGTTGATAAACAGATTAAGACATATCTTAATGGGAAAAATCCTGAACTCGGTATTTGGTATGATGCTGAAGATAAAGATATGTTAGAAGGATACTTAAACGTAGTTTATCCTATTGCTAATTTTATCAGTACATTGTTAGAAAAAGGGTATAACTATGTAGGCTTATATAGTTCTTATAATTGGCTAACAAATATTATAGATTTAAAAGCATTGCCAGACTATGTACCTATTTGGGTAGCTCAATATTATCATCAAAATAGTTTTGCTATAGAAAATCCTAATCGTATATGTCGAATGTGGCAATACACCGATTGTGAACGAATTGGAAATATGGGACTTGATTGCAGTGTCTACTATGAATGATTACCAGGATATAATAGATAATTTGCCTAAGCCATATTCTGCGGAAGAACAATATTTATATTCTATTGCTTGTGTTGTGGCTGAAGTTCCCTATGAAATACCATTTCAAAATGCTTTTTGGCGTAAAGAGCAGTATTTTAAAGCTATATGGCAAATAGCTATAGAAAAAGTTGCTGAACCAACTATACCAAGTGATGAAACAGTAACAACAGATAAAATTATTGATAAAGCGATAACAGAAATAAAGCTGGCACAAGAAGTGACTGATAAGTTATTAGGTGATGACAGAATAACGACATCAATGTTACAAGATAATTCTGTAACGACTGGTAAAATAGATGACAGTGCAGTAACAGAAGTAAAGTTAACACAGGAAGTTATTAATAAGCTGTTAGGCGATGACAGAATAACGACATCAATGTTACAAGATAATTCTGTAACGATTGGTAAAATAGATGAAGAAATTGAGCAAAAACTACTTGATACGAATAGAGTTACAGAAGAAATGTTAATAGATAAAAATGTTACACTTTCTAAATTATCTGATGAAGTAAGAAACAGATTATTAGACAATGATAAAATTCAAACAAATATGATAAAAAGCTCATCAATAACTACAGAAAAAATAGTTGATAATGCTATAAATTCGGAAAAGATAGCTGAAAACACTATTATATTGAGCAATTTGTCTAAAGAGGTAACAATTTTACTCTTAACTACAAATCATGTAGGTATAATACAACAACCTCAAATAAATCAAACTACAGAAAGCGGAGATACGCTCACGCTAGATGTATTAAAAAATAAAATCAATGAGATAATTCAATTATTAAATAATGCAGAAATCACAAAATGAAGGAGTGTTTATCATGATTAAAACCATTAAACTTGTAAGTAAAGAACCAATTGAAGGTATTACAAAAGCAAAGATTAAAGATATTTTTGAAACATCTAAAAATCCTAACCAGGTATTATTGGATAATATACCTGAATTTTGCTTTATGCAAGGCGATGTACTTTATTTTACAGGGCTTAGAGCATTAAATCCTTGTATTGAAGAAATGGAAGTGAACACACTTGAATGATGTGCTTAGTAAGATTAAAAAATATAAATATATTATTATTGGCGGTATTATTATTGTGGTCTTGTATGTGTGCAGTCTGTGGAGCGACAGAAAAGACTTATACGATAACGGAGAGCCAACTGACGCAATTAGAAACGAACTTGACCGAGCTGAAGGAGCAAAACAAGACATTGCAGGAACAGCTTCAAATATCGAGGGAACAAGTACAAAACTTGAAAACGCAATCAATACAGCTACAGACGCAAGTTCAAACTTTGAATCAATCATTGATGAATGCCAATCAATTATTGACGCAGTACGAAAACAATCAACAGATTAACAAAGAAAAGAATTATGCTATTGGTCTAGGTATTGGAAATAATGGTATCGCTATAGCTGGAGATATAAAAAATACCTGGATAATCGCTGATGAAAAGACAGTTATTCTAGGTTATAAATTTAAGTTTTAATGCCATTTTTCCCACGTGGGAAAAATGACTTATGGAGATATCATGAATAATACATTAGATGAATATATAAAAAAATATGAGCAAAAAACAAAGGATAAGTTTAAACCAAAAGAAGGGTTTAAACTTTTTTATTTGCCTTCTCGTGGCTTTTGTGAACTTAGCACTACTAAAAATAATAGTATGCTAATGATTTATCAAATGGCTGGTGATGGTAAATTTTGGCGAGATTTTGCCACAGTACTTGCTCAAATGCTAGGAATAAAAAAACTAGGTACAATATGCATACGAGAAAATATAAAAGCTTATATTCGTTTTTGGGGATATAAGATAACTAAAAAAGAGCCGCTCAATGACGGCTCTTTTATCTATTATGCAGAAAACAAAGAAGGTAAGAAAGCTCGTGTATCACCTGTACATATGCATGATGATATAACAAGGATTTCTTATTATGTAACATGGGATATTTAGATATAGAAAGTAGGTAAGGTTATGCATGCATACAAACCTAAAATTTATTATATAGATTTGCAGTTATTCAAAGGAAATACAACGGTAAACAATCAATCGTATCAGCCAACTCAGTATGAATTACAATTACAAAAAGTTCAAGCAGACCTAGCCAATCAATATGCACCTAATGCATCATGGCTCAATGATACTGCTAAAAATTTATTACAAAATTCATTAGGTGCTGTTCAAGTAGATTTTAACAAATTAAATAATCAAGCACAAAATCAAATAAATAGTGCTAATCAATCCAATCAAAATCTAGCTAGTGGAATACAAAGCCAATTAAATGATACTAATAAGACTAATCAAAGTATATCAAGCGGAATACAAAGTCAACTAAATAATGCCAATAAAACTAATCAAGAACTAATAAATGAAGCATCATCACAAAACAATCAAGCAAGTCAATTTAACCAAAATTTGATGAATGGTGTATTACCACAAACATTTGTTGATAATATGACAAATGCTATTCAGTCTAGTGTTAAAAATAGTTATGGTAATTTATTAAATAATTCAGCAAGTAGCGGTGTATTAAATAGTTCAGTAACACAAACAGGACTAAATGATATTTCTAAAAATGTATCAGATACAATGGCACAACAATACCAAAATAATTTAAATCTTTTAAGTGGCATTAATAGCAATAATGTTCAACAGCAACAAAATAATCTTAATTTACGAGGAGATTTAAATAGTTCTAATACTCAGCAGTATTTAAGTGGTTCTGGTATATTGGGAGATTTAAATAATTCTAATATGCAACAATATTTAAGTAGTGCTGGATTAATTAATAATATTAATAATAACAATATTGGTAATGCATCGGCAGGAATAACAACAGCAGCAGGAGCACAAGAAGCGGCCCAACAGCCAGCACTAAATTTGTGGAATGCTTCAACAGGGCTTGCAAGTTCAGGCAATTCAACGCTTAATGCATTAGCAGGTAAAGGAACGACTACAACTACTCAAACCACTAGCGGTGGCGGATTACTTGGTGGATTGTTTGGCGGATTATTTTAAAAGATAAAGGAGAATGATTTTTATGGAACAAGGAATAAATGCATATCAAAATCAAGACCAGTGGGATAAAATGTATAACTTAAAAAGAGGTTTAGCTGTAGCTAGTATGCCATGGGAATCTGCCTTAGGTTTTGCTTTAGGTTCATATATAAAAGATTATATTGATAGAGGGAATGAAAATAAAATAACAAATGCATCAAAAGAACCTCAAACAGATTTTTTAAAAGGTTTAACACCTGAAAACTTATCGAATTATAGTATAGACTCTACAAATGCAATAACTTCTGGTGGTGATTTAAATTTAAATAATAATCTAGAGTATAAGGGTAATGCGATAACATCAGATAATATAGCTGATAAAACAACAGAAAATAAAACTTCAAATAATACGTCTCCTGTAGCTCAAACTGTAAGCTTATTAGGGGCAGTTAGTAATTTAAAACCAAAAGGAGAAATCATATCTTCATCAAATTTACCAAATTATGGAGATTTATCATCTAGACAAAATCAACAGCAACAAATGGTACAAAATGCTATAAATGAAGAAAATCAAAAACAGCAAAATGAAATGAATTTAATAATGAAATTTTTACCAATGTCTTTTAATAATGCCGTCGCTTCTAGTAATGAAGTGGCGGCTAATTCTTTACCTGAATATTTAAAACCACGAATTGATTATTATGTAAATATTATCAATAGTGCAAAGGCAGATTATATGAAAGCTCAAGCTAATAATGATACTGAAGGAATGCAGTCTGCTAATGCACAGGCAAATGCTGCTAGAGAAGAATTAAATAAATTAGGTGTAGATAGTAGTTATTTTGGTGCAGACAAAACACAGGAACAATCTCAAAAATCTATGGCGGATTTAAATTATTATAAATTGCCTATAGCACAAAATGTATCACCATTTCAGCAACAAATAGCTGATAAAGTACACAGTGAAATTATAGCTGCTAAATTTAATTATGATAATGCTACTAATGAAAATGAGAGATTACTTGCTCAATTACAAGCAAAAAAAGCTAGAGATTTAGCTAATCAATATGGATTAGATATGAGTTCTTATGGAGCAGATACTACAGCTGAAAGATCATTATTAGCTAGTTTAAATGAAAGTCCTAAATTTAATATGCAAGATGCAAGTAGTGTATATACAGCCAATCCAGTAAGTACTCAAGAATATTGGCAACAATTATATGAAGAAGCTCGTGCTAAAGGTGTAGGCAGAACAGCAGCAGAACGATATGCAACACAAAAATCAGCGGCATATCAGTCAAGAAAAATGAATGATTTATCATCGCAGTTTATACAATATGGAATAAATCCAGATGGAAGTGTTGGGGATTTAGGAATGGGTATTTTGGCTCAATTAAGAAATGAAAATCCTGATGCATATACTCAATTATTATCAGCATATGGTATGCCAAAAGATGTATTTGCATTTAATCAACAGATTCAAAGGGATAATAATAACGCTCAAAATCAATTAATAGCAATGAATAATCAAGGAAGAATTAATTCAGAATTGCAAAATCAACAATATGAAGAAACAGCTAACTTACAAGCTCTACAAGCACAACAACAAGCAACACTTTATCAGATAAAAGCTCAAATAGACAGGGAATATCAAAATGCAAGCTTAGTAGATAGAATGGATATTATGCGTAACAAGCTTATAGAATATGGTGTAAATCCACAAGAAGCAGGACTTATGGCAGCTGGATTATATTCAGTTTCTAAAAAGGGAAAATCTACTACTTCAAATAAAGAAGAACAAAAATTAGCTAGTGATTTAAGTGGGTTAACATTTGATTTGCTCAATTCTGCTAGAAATGATGATGCTATGACTAGTGAAGAAACATTACAAAATTATCAAAAGGAATTAGCGAAATTAGCCCCACAAATGGAAGACGATGTATATAATTTTTACAGTAATACTCTAATATATGTATTTAATTTCTTGAGAGAAAAGAAAGCGGGTAATGAAAATCAAGCTCGAGAGTATTGGAAATATATACCAGAAGATGTACGAAAAGAATATTTACCAGAATATAGTGATTAAGGAGAAATAAATCATGTCTGAACAATTAGATAAACTAAGAAAATTAACATCAAGAACATGGTTAAATAGTGGAAACTCTTCGGCTATTGTTAATGAATCAAAAGATGATGAACCAGAATTTTTGGAAAGTGCATGGGGAAACTTTAAAGGTGGTGCAGAAGGTGCTATAAGTGGTATTGCTAATTTTGCTGGGGCTAATTTAAAAGCATTGGCGGATAATCCATATTTGAATAAATGGTTATCTGCAAAAGGATTAGAAGCACAAGGACAAGCTATAACAAATAATGGATATAATGGCCCTAATCTATACCAACCTGTAACAGAAAGTAATCCAACACCATATAAAGAAACAATACAGAAAAATGCTGATGCATTATTGAATGAAGGTGCATATTTAGATACATTAGCACAAGATAATATACGTAAATATGGTTCTCGTGATTCTTATGGTGGTTTATGGGATAGAGTTTCAAATTTTGATTATTGGACAGATCCAAGAGGTGCTATAGCAGATATATCACAAGGTGTAGGAAGTACGTTACCTTCATTAGCAGCTTCAGTAGTTATACCAGGAGCAGGAGCTGCTAAAATAGGTGGAACAGTAACAAAAGGCATTGATTTATTAAGTGGAATAACTGGTAAAAAATTAGCTTCAGCAGCAATTGGAAAAGGTGCAGAAAGTGTAGCTAATCATATGATTAAATGGGGTGTTGGTGGCGGTCTTACAGAAGCAGTGTCGGATGCAGGTTCTATTTATAATGATTTAAAAGAACAAGGTTATAGTGATGTAGATATTGCAAATACTATTAATAAATTAGCCATTAATGAAGCACCTTATTTAATGGCTTCTGATGCATTAACAGGTGCTTTGATTACAGGTAAAATGGGCTTAGCCTTGAAGAAAAATAAATATTTAGGTGGTAATGATTGGTATAAAAAAATAGCTAGAAATATAATGACAGGTGTTCCATTAAATATGGCTGGTGAATATATTACAGAAATGAAACAGCAACAGCTACAAAAGGAATATACTAATAAACCATATGGAACACTTTTTAATCCTATGCTTGATGAAGAGCAAGCTGGTGCAATGGGGGCTATAGGTGCTTTAGGATTTGCTGGCATTGGTGGTATACGAGGTGGTATTAATAGAACATATAATGCATTAGTAAAAAATAAAGTTAATAATACAAATACTAACAATATATCTATTCCAAAAGGTATAGAAAATGCTGATGCATGGAAAGCTGCTACTATTGCAGCTAATGATGTAGGAAGACCAGATTTAGCAAAAGCTATTTATTCACAATGGGCTTTAGAAAGTGGTAGATTTTCTGCGGATAATGCAGTTAGAACTAATAATTTTGGCGGATTGAAAGATCCTAATACTTCTGAAAATAGATTACAAAGATTTGATTCAATCGAAGAATTTGCCCATGAATATGCTAGACAAACATTAAAAAATTATGATTTAAATAAAATTCGTGAAGGAAATATAGGAGATTTTTCACATGTACTTAAAGAAAATGGATATTATGGTGCATCAGAAGAAAAATATACTAGCGATTTAGAAAGTATTGCAAGTGAGATAGAAGATAGTACGAATAGCATTTCTTTGCCTGATAAGAAATATTACAATATCTTAGGAGAAGTTAGTGATACAGGGCTTACTACATTAACAGAACAAAAATTAAATTTATTGGCAAGAGATTTCTATAATAAATTTGGTTATAATTTAGATGTAACTAGCATGAAAAGAAATGGAGATGGTTCTTCTTGGCATGATAGTGGGCAAGCGATTGATGTGGCTAATGACTTATTAGCAAGTGATCCTGAAGCTAGAGCATGGCTTATAAAACAAGGCGAAAAATATGGTTTAACATCACTTGATGAATATACTAATCCATCAGCAAATGCTACTGGCGGACATATACATTTTTCAGACCATGGAGAGCCTATACCTGGTGTATCAACTCAAGTAGATAGTGCACCAAACATTGATAATTCAACTGCTAACGACTTTTACAATAATGATAGTTATGTATTAAATAATGATTATTCTAATATGAAAGCAGATGATATATCACTTTATGAACCTGCACAAGCAGAGTATAAAACAGAAAAAAATGATAATAATAGTGATTTAGATACTTTATCTGAAGATGAAAAATGGGATATTGTTGATGAGGAAATAGCTAAAGCTCAAACAGATGGAAATATTTTATATTTAGATAAATTAACTAAAATAAAGCGTAATAATGATATATATGCTTTAGATAATTTAATTGATAATATAAAGAAAACAGATAAAAAATTTCTAACAAAATTGCAGGCAAAAAGAGCTAGTAATTTTACTTCAGAACAACAAAAGAAGATAGATAGTGCTATCCAAGAACAAAATAAGCTATATAGTGAAAATAAAACATTAGAAGCTGCAAAAAAAGCTGAAGAAATAGAGCATATGAAAAAAGGCTTTATGGCGGATAATGCTTTTAAAGTTAATAAAAATAAAGATAATAAACCCCAATTTGATACAAACAAACTAAAAATTTTAGGAAATAATTTATTAAAACAATTAGAAAAAAGTAATAATGAATTACAAAATACTAATCCTATAGTAAATTATGATAAGATAAAAGCTTTATTAGATAGTAGTGATATAAATAGACAAAGAGATGCTATTACTGCAATACAATATTTATTAAATTCATTAAATAGTGATGAAAAAGTAATTAAAGCAACTTTATTAAATGGATTAAATGATCCTAATAATCATCTTGCTGATGAAATAGCTGAAGCTAGAAATAATAGTAAACAAGAACAATACCAATCTTTTAGTAATGTATTAGATAAAATTATTAGAGATAAGAGAAAAATTGATTATCAAAAAAATGCATCAATGATAAAAAGTCCATTTAATATAAATAATAATCAAATAGCTGCTGTGCCAGTTGTTCAATATAGAAATAATCAAGATAAAATAAAAGGAATTATTGATAGATTAGACCATTTTTCAACACTTCCTTCTAATTATAGTGATTTAGGCCCAACAGTAATATCAAAAAATAAAGGAAAAGATTTATCCAGTGATGGATTATTAGGTGATATTTTAAAACGAAATATGCCTAAATATGAAGAGGAGCAATCTAAGCAAAAAAATAATAAAATATATGAAGCTTTATATAATGGTAATCAAGGTGGATATTCTTCTGATGATATGACTAATCCTATAAATTGGAGTAATGAATTAATGTTACCTCTTGATGAATATGGTGATTGGAAAGCAAAAAGAGAGCCTATTTATAAAACTAAATCTGAAGAAAAATCGTCAAAAGATAAGACAAATGAGTTATATTATAGAATAAAAAACAATTTGATGGCGGAAAATTATAATCAAGATTATCAATATGATTACTCTATAGAACAATTAGCTAAATCTATAGAAAGAGCAAAAAAATATAAAGAATTTATAAATAGCTTATCTGAAGAAGAAGCATTAGCAATGGACTATTTAGATTACACTTTTAAAGATACTGGAAAATCTTTTGTTGATGTATTAAACTTACTGAAAAATGAGCAAGAACAAGATATACAAAACTATATGGAAATACTTCGTTCTCAAATGAAAAAAGGAGTAGTAGCCCGTAGTGTATATTATAATGAAAAAACAGATGAATATATTAATAGTCCTGGATTTTCCAATAATTATCAATGGTATAGAGATATAATGAAAGCAAGAGATTATCGACCTCTTGGAAAAAATGATATTGAAGGATATTTAAGAGATACAGCTATAGAGCATTTGTCATATGGATATGAAGATCCTCAATATGGTATGCAGATACCACCAGAAGTAGCAAATGAATTTAGAAGAAGGGAAGATGCTATAAATGGACTTGAAACAATTACAGACAAAGCAAAACAATATGAACAAGGACGACAATTACCAAAAGAAAATCAAACAAGCAGCAGAAGTAATGAAACAAATATTCAGCAAAAACAAAAAGAAATAGATATAGAAGCTGCTAAAAATATAGGTAAACTTTTGTTTGATAAAGTACAAGAAAAACAATTAAAAGTTGATTTAAATAATCTTGAGCAGGCTATTAGTAGTGATAATATTAATAGAGTAAATAAAGCTAATGATTTTATGCAAAGAAAATTAGAACCTATATTAAATGATAAAGAAAAACAACAAATACAGAAAACTTTATATGACAATAAAATTGAAACAGATATACAAAAAGAAGACTTATCTACATCTGAAACACAATCTATTGAGAATAATAGAGAACAGTTAGATATAAATAGGTCTTCTTTTGATTTAAAAGCAAATGAAGTAGAACAAAAGAATACAAATAATAAACAAAATAAATCATTTGATTTAGCATATGGATATTTAACAGAAAGTGGAAAATCTTTAGCTGAAGCTAATGAAAATGAATTTATTATAAAATCCAATGGAAGCAGGAATTTTGGAGAAATTACATCATCTATATCAAATGCTACTGGCGGAGAATTGACACCAGGGAAAATTCGACTTCGTGTTGGTAACGAAAAACAAGGCTTAATTCATGCTAAAAAACATGAAAAACAAGCTAAACATATAGGGTATAATTCGATTGAAGATATGATTGCAGATGTTGCTGAAAATTTTGATGTGATTTATAAAAAAGATAATGGAAAAGGAAAAAGAGCGACATATTCTTTAGTTAAATTAAATGATGATAATGTAAAAGCTAAACAAAATGTAGTACCTACTTATTTTGAATTACAAAACGAAGATAATGGTTATTATATTATTATCACTGCTATACCTAAGAATATAGGGAGCTTTAAAAATCAAATAAAAAAAGAAACATTGATTTATAGCAAACAGGGACAAGATATTGCCACTATTTCCAGTGATAGTGCGGTTCGATTATCCCAAAGTAACAATAAAACTGGAGTTACAGAGGAACGGCTCCCGATATCCGTAAAATCAAATGTTTCTTCTAATAATATTATATCAAATGATAATATTAGCGACAATCAAAAGAAAAGTGAGGTAAATGAAAATGAGCTTAATGACAGCTCCAACACAGTGGTTACACGAGATAAGCAGGGGAACGATAAAGACAATGTGGGGACAGATGATGAAAGCCACCGATCCAGTAGAGAAGATGGACAAGATATACGAACAAATGGTGGAGAGGGGCCACGACAAGATAGTAGCACTAGCATTCGTGGAGATAGCACCAATATTGGCGGAAAGACTAGCGATAGCACAATACGCCAAGAAAAATCCGCAAATACGGACAATAGCACCAGAGATACTAAGCTATCAAGAAGCGTTACAGATAGCTACGAAAGACCATTGGTTGACGAAACAACAACAGAAAGAATTACTGACTTTGTTAATGAATCATTATTCGATGAAAGCACTATAGATAAACAAAAACAAATTAATATAAAAGATATAAAGGTAGGCAATCTTGAATCTATCAAGAATGACCTACCTTTATTATTGCCAGAACAACAAGATGATGTTTTCAAAGCAGAAACACGTATGTTTGTGAATAATAAACCAGGAATGTTATTTACTAATGGTACAGGTACAGGAAAAACATTTACTGGATTGGGAATTGTTAAACGTTTTGTAGAACAAGGAAAAAAGAACATTTTAATTGTATCGCCAAGTACAGGTATCAATGATGGTTGGATTGATAGTGGCAAAAAATTTGGACTTAATATAGTGCCATTAAAGAATAAGAAAGACAATGGTAATAATAATATATCTATAACTACATTAAATAATTTTACATCTAATAAAACACTTGTTAAGCGTAATTGGGATTTAGTAGTCATTGATGAATGTCATAAATTAATCAGTAATCAAAATAATAAAGAAACAGGTGCTATTAAGAATTTAAGAGCTATTACTCTAAATGAAAGAGGCTTTAACACACGTTTTGATTATTTATATCCAGAGGAAAATTCTAATTCGGAATTAAGAATAGAATTAAAAAATCAATGGAAACAAATACAAGAAAAAGATAAGCCAAAAGTATTATTTTTATCAGCAACACCATTTAGTCATGTTAAAAATATCGATTATGCGGAAGGATATCTTTTTAATTATGATAGGAAAAATGGAAATTTAAGTACTGAAGAAGCACATGATAAATTTTTTGTTAAAAATTTTGGTTACAAAATAAGATATAACCGATTAGAACAGCCTGATCCAGATGTAGATAATAGCATAATGGAAATGGAATTTCATGAGAAATTAAAGAATGATGGTGCTATATCTAGCAGAAGATTAGTAATTGATAAAGATTATGATAGAGGTTTTATTCTAGTAGATGGTGGAATAGGTAAAAAAGTAGATGAAGGCTTTGAATATCTATTTAATAGTAAAAATAACTATACAAATTTAGCCAATTTCTTTAATAAAAGTTATGGCTATTATAATAAATTATTTTTATTAGAAGCTGTGAAAGCTAGAGAAGCTATAAAATTAATAAAAGAATACAAAAAAACTGGTAAAAAAATAGTAGTATTTCATAGATATTTAAAAAATGAAAGCAAACATCCATTTAAACTATCTTTTGATGATGAACAATTTAAATCACTTACTTCTTATACTAAAAATCGTATCAAAGATGAATATGAAAGATTTTGTAAAGAAAGACCTGATTTAGTAAATCTTGATTTATCTGAATTGACATCGCCTATACAAACATTGACAGAAGCTTTTGGTGATAAAATAGCTATTTATAATGGAAGCTTATCTGCAAAAGAAAAGAATGATAGCTTATCAAAATTTAATGAGGATAATAGTGAGGTTGATGTAATCTTAGTACAAGCAGACGCTGGTAGTGCAGGAATTAGTCTTCATGATAAAACAGGAAAACATCAAAGAGTATTGATTAATTTAGGATTGCCGACTAAACCTGTAGAAGCTATTCAAACGGAAGGCAGAATTTATCGTGTTGGCCAAAAAACTAATGCTATCTTTCGTTACTTAAATACAGGAACATCAATGGAGCGTACAGCTTTTGCTACAAATATTGCTCAAAGAAGTGAAACAGTAGAAAATTTAGCTTTAGGAGAAGAAGCACGAAATTTAAAACAATCTTTTGTTGAAGCTTTTCAAGAAACAATTGATAGTGATGAGTGGAAAAAGAATTTACCAGGTAATTCATCAGAGGGGACTGGCGGAAAAGAAAAAGATTATGCTAATCAAAATATAAAAACAGCATATGATAAGGCAAAAACTTTCTATTATGCCAATCAGAAGAAAACAAGTAAGAATAAATCTAGTGAAGGTAAAGATTATTTTGCTACTCCAGAACCAATCGGTCTAAAAATGGTTGAATGGTCTAGATTGAAAGATGGAGAGTCTGCTTTAGAACCAAGTGCTGGACATGGAGCTATTGCGAGATGGTTCCCTGCAACAACTAAAAATGTAGCTATTGAACCAAGTTCACAATTAGCAGATTTAACTAGAATGAGCTTTAATGGTAAGGTTAGAGATATTCCATTTGAAAATCTTGATACTATTAATAAATTTGATGCAGTAATAATGAATCCACCATTTGGTCAAGGTGGTAAAACAGCTATTGAACATGTAGCTAAAGCATTTAAACATTTGCGTGATGGCGGTCGAATTGTAGCTATAATACCTAATGGCCCAGCTTGTCAAAAACATTTTGATAAATGGTATGCAAGTGAAGAAGCTACATCAGCTATATTGATAAAAGAAATTATCTTACCAGGTATTGCATTTAATAAAGCAGGGACATCTATTTCTACTAAAGTTGTAATAATTGACAAGCAAACGACAAAAGAAGGACAACAAGCTACAAAAATAAATGTGTCTACATCACTTGATTTATCACATATAAAAAATATCAATGAATTATTTGATACTATAGAAAACCTAGAGATAGTGGATAGAGTAAATCCATATAATATTGAGTATTCATTAGATGAAAGTACTGATGATAAAGAGAAAAATAAAATCAATGTAAATAATGATATTGATAGTGAAAGTTATGTGAAAAAAGATGAAGTATCATCTGAAGAAAATACAATCAAAGAACATGATGATGAAAAATCAGTCATGGAAATTGTCATGGAAAATGAGGAATATTTTGACCAAGTTATAAAGCAAATAAATCCTTATTATGAAGTGCCTAAAAATAAAGAAACAATTAATAAATTAAGGGAAAAAGAAGATACTATTGCTAAAAAAAGAGAAATACTTAAGAATTTCAATAGTGTTAGAACGGGAGCAATGTTAAGTGAAAGAGCAGATAGATATATATTTACTATAAGAAATCCTTTAATTTTAGAATTGACAGCACAATATGAATCAGCTGATTTAGATAAAATATTTCATGACTTAGCAATAAAGAATAATGGACGAGATGAAAATATTCATTATGGAAGCGATAAAGGAGAGTTTTATAGCTGGTTTAAAAGGGATGCATTAAACTATTGTCAATATTCTTTTAAGAGTTTAAGTGATATGGAAGATTTTTCAACGGAAATAAGTGAATTTTATAATGACTTTTTAAATAAAGATTTTGTTATAAAACAAGTATTACCAGATAAAATATTTGTTTATATAACTCCTAAATCTAGTGCAAGAGAATTATCTATCACAGAAATAGATAAAATTGCTAAAAAATATGGCAATTTAGATGCATTTGAAAGAATTAGAGCATATGCATATCCTTTTAAAACACAAGAACAAGCTAGTAATTTTGTAAAAGAACTAAAGAATATTGCAAATAGCAAACCATTTTCTATAGAACAAGAAGGAGCATTAACAAAAGTTACTATATCTAATAATTTTAGATTTAGAAATTTAATTACTAATATTAATAAAAACAGAAAAATAAAAGCCATTGTTGAAAAATATAATGGAACTTATAAGGGTATAGGTTCTTCAAGTGTAATGGTTCTAAAAAATACGCCTTATTATTTTGAGAGCCGACAAAAAGCAGAAGCATTTTTAGAAGAATTGAATGATATAGCCAAACGTAGGGAATATACGGATATTAATATAGATGATGGGAATACTCATAACAGTAATAATTATTTTGTTTTAGATGATTTTAAACATACTAAAACTGGAGAAATTTATAAAAGAGCATATCCTATAAAATATGTAGATGATTTTAAAACATTAATAAATTTAGCTAAAAAAGCAGGTGGGTTTTATAGTCGTTATCAAAGTGCAGGTTTTTTATTTGCTACAGAGCAACAACGAAAAAGTTTTCTTGATGCCGTAAATAATGTAAATAATGAAGAACAAGATATTAGTAATAAATTATTGAAATCTTATATAGGTACTCATAAAGATAAGGAAAGTGGCGGTACTATTATTGGTATAAAAGTTCCTTTGAATAATAGAAATTATATAAATTATATTGAGCCAGCTCTAAAAAAATTAGATTATCAATATGTTGTAAAAAAACCAAATAATAGTAGATACCATAGTGTTTTATTATTTAAAAATGAAAAAGAAGCTAAATATTTATTAAATGAAATAAAAGAAAATATTCGCAAGGATAAATTTAATAAGAAATATTCTGGTGTAGGGCAAATGATACCTAGCTTGATTGATTATGACAATCTTTTAACTGAAGATAAACTTAATCGTCAAGAAAAAGCATTAAGTGATTTTGGTAAAATAATAGGTTGCCCTATTTTATATTTTAATAATGATAAAGCTAAAAATATTAGAGGTGCGTTTTCTGGTGGTATTATGTATTTAAATCGTGCTAGTAATATTAGTCCTAGATGGACATTTTATCATGAGTTTATACATTGGCTAAAAGGTACTAATCCAGAAGTATTTGCGGAAATAAGAAAAGCAATAGGTGAAGTATCAGCTAAAAGAATTTTAGAATATCGAGATGAAATTGTTGGCGGTAATGATACTTTTGATGGAAAACCACTTTTGACAGATGAAGATATTATAGAAGAAATGATAGCTGACCATATGTATAACACATCTACTAGAGTATCTTTAAATAAACTTATGGTCAAAAATAATCCAACAATATGGCAAAGGTTTGTAGCTTTTTGGCATAATTTATTAGATAAATTCCGTGCCCTTTATTCTATACCTTTAGGTCTTGATAAAGAACAAGGCAAGAATATGAATATTGCTATGGAAAAACTTGTTACATCAATAAAAAATAAAGATGGCCAACTTTTATTTAAACGTACAAAAAATGGTTTAGTCTTTGCTAATAATAATGAAACAGTATTAAATAATAAAGAATTTAAGATAAAACCAGTATCTATAGAAGTCTATTCGTCTCAAAAAGAAAAATTGTCATCTAGTAAAAGTAATGGATTTTTAGATAAGATGAAATTGTATTGGAATGGTAGAAAATCGACAGCAAAACCGATACAGATAAAACAAGCTTTGGAACTGATCAGCGGATATACATTTGAAATGGGGAGAATACAAACAAAGGACGATGTAGTTACCAATCATGTGGCCAAAATTATCAGGACGAAGAAAGCCTTTGATTATCCTGCAATGTTAGAAGCAGTATCACCTATTCTGGCGGAAAAATTAGGTTTTAAAAATGATATGGCTATGCAACAATATATTGCTAATTATATTTTTGATGTGGCTTCAGCTAGAAATGATGAAGCAAATTATCATAAATTAGTAACAGCAATTAATAATCATCATATGATGAGTGAATTTAATCATTTACAAAGTTTATTTAGTGATTTAAAATCAATGTCTGCTCGTGATAAACTTAGAGAAAATCGTGTCAGTGATGATAATATGCCTAAATCTGGATTAAAGAAATTATTACATGAAATGTATTTAAAAAATCATGACCAATGGGTTGATAGATATGGGCCAGTAAAAAGAATGGTAGACAAATTTGAAAAAGCTACAGGACAAAAGTTAGAAATAACAAATCCTTATAAACAATTTAGATTAGTTGCTGGAAGTGCAGGTACAGGAATAGCTTTTATCGAAGGGAAAAAAGGTGTTGTAAATCAATCATTACAAGCTATTTTCCCTAATATTGATTTTAGCAATTTTAAATCATTGCAAACAATTTTGATAGATAATGGTATAAATAAAGATAGTGAAAAACTAGAAGAATTGGCTGATTATTCATTGGCTATGTATTATAAAGATAATCCTAAAAATAAACCATCATTTATTAAAAATAAAGATTTAGATGAAGTTATTAATACTACTGATGATAATATAAAACAAGCACATAAAGAACTTATAGATTATCAATTTAAATTGTTTGAATTAATGACTGATGCAGGATTGATAAGTAGACAACAATTACGAGAGATGAGAATTACTCACAAAAACTATGTTCCTATGTATAAGTATTTTGATGAAAATGATAATTTACTATTTAGAAAGGAAATAACAAAAGAAGAAAATAATGATAGGTTGACTGTTAACCCTATAGAAGGTGTAGTTGTTAATACTTATAAGACAATGCGTATAATAGCTAAAAATAAAGCTAAGTTATCTTTAACAACATTGGCAAATGATAAAATGATTGCTCCATATATAAAAATAGAACAAGTTGCAAACAAAGGTGAAGATGCTAAAACAACATTTTCAGTCATGATAAATGGCAAAAAGCAAACGTATAAAGCTGATAAAGACATAATCGATATGATGAGAGATTTAGATACTGAAACAGGCAGTAATTTTTTGAAGAAGATAATATATAAAATTTCTAGTATTATGCGTTCAGTATTTACGATTTCTAATCCTGAATTTGGTTTTTCAAACTTTTTTAGAGATTTAGCTTCAGTAACTTATTATAATAAATATTCTATGCGACCAATGGATATATGGCATGGCTTTTCATCATTCTTTCATAAGGATAAATATTATTGGGAATATATAGCTTCAGGTGCAGCCCAAACAGCTGCTGTATCAATGGATAGAAATTATACACAGGCAAGCTTAAATAAAATTTATAAACATAGCTGGAAATCTATGGCTAGATGGAAAAATCTACCACAGGATATATTAAATATATTTCAGTATATATCTGAAGCATCTGAAATGGGATTGCGTATTGCTCATTATCGTGCAGGTTTAAGAAAAATGAGTGTAGATAAATCTATAAATCGCCAAGATATTGCATATGATACAAGAGATATCATGGATTTTTCTCGTGGCGGAAAAGCTGGTAGAGAATTAAATAGATATGTCTTATTTGCCAATGCTTCTATTCAAGGTTGGTCTAAATTTTTTAGAGATGTAGAAAGCTATGGTCTAAAATATGGATTGGCTAAAGGTGGAGCGTTATTGGCTTATAAAATAACTAAATATGCAATTTTACCTGCTTTAATATTATTTTTACTAAATAAAGATGATGATAAATATAAAGAAACTCCGCAATGGTTACGAGATACACATTGGATATTACCTCTTGGTGATAAGATTATACGTATTCCAAAGGCAATGGAGCCTTCTATTCTTATAATAAGCAGTCTAATGGAAAGAGCTTTAAATTATAGTTACAATAAAGATAAAGAAGCTTTTAATAATGCACATGTTTTGTTGTTTGACCAATTACCAGATATATTTCCAACACTTTTGAAACCTTTAATGGAGACAGCAGCTAATTATTCATTATTTAGAGAAGGCAATATAGTGCCTTTATCTAAACAAAACGATATGCCGTATATGCAGTATGATGAACATACTTCAGGTGTATCTAAGATGTTAGGTAAAGTGTTTAATATTTCTCCAATGAAGATGGATTATTTACTTTATGGTTATACAGGCAATTATGGTAGACTAGCAACAAAAGTGCTTGATGTGAGTGTTATACCTAAAGAATATGCTCAAAAAAAATCATCTTATGATAATTTAGTATCTAAAGAAAATTTTTTAGCATGGCCATGGGAAGATGTTGTATTTTTACGTCGTTTTATGTATACACCATATAAAAATGCACGCAGTTTAACTCAATTTTATGAGGATTTTCATTATCAGCAAGCTTTATATAATGAATATAAAGATACTGGTATAAGACCTAAGGAATTTAATGAACGATATTATGAACGTTTAAAAGAAGCTCAAAAGAAAATGAGAGATATCAAAAAAATGCAACAAAAAATAATAGATAATACCACTCAATCGGCAAATGCAAGACAATTATCTTTAGATAATGTAAATAAGAAACGATTAGATATAGCTAGAAAAGCTTTGCAATATAAATAAAAAATAAAAGAGAGTCTATATAAGACTCTCTTAACTGGACTAAAACTTTTCGCCATTTTATCTAAATTTGTTGCCATTTTGTTGCCATTTTTATTTATTAATATATTTTTTTATATAAAATAAACTTAAAATAATATTTTTTTCATTAAGAAATACTTTATTTTACAATACTTGTGTTTATAATACTAAAAAAAATAGAAACAGTGCGTTCTGTGATTATTTCCATGACAGGTGCTGTAGCGATTTTCTATTTCGTAAATATCATTGCAAGTTTATTCGGTTTCCATATGATGCCAACAAGTGGCATTTTTGGTATAGCGATCGGCTTTATTATCGCAGGTGTAGCAGCATTTAATTTGCTCTTAGACTTTGATAATA